AGATAGCTAGTGGCGCTTGTCCTATATTGACATAGCATGCCCCGCCTAATGCCCATCGTTGCGGACAATTGCCGCAAATAGAATAGTCGGCCTTAGACTTGAATGCCTCAATAGGATCTATGTCGCTCCTAAGAATCCATACTTGCACCATTTTCCCGGTTTTACGGTTATTGGTTGACATCGTAGCTATTACAGTAATAGGCGCGTTATCTATTCGCTAGCGCCTTCATATAGAATGAAACCTTTTGTTTTCGCCATTGTTAATATCCCCCGGTTAATTTGATTTCATAGGTATCAGTAGAGTAATGGTGATCCTTCTTTATCGCTTCGAATATCACGCCTTCGCGAACTAATCCGGCAATAATGATTGGCAGATCGTTTACCGTACAAATTATTGTATTGGCTTCCATTGTTTATCCCCTTGTTTTTTAGATTCTCGAATCCGTTAATGCTTCCGCTAATGTTTCGCAATAATTGCCACTCTCAAAAAATGGATCATTACCCGATCGCGATGGATCGATTGCCCTCCAGACTACAAAAGGATGCAGTTTATTATTCAATCGCTTTACGATTGCTATCGCCGATGGATAAGTAAATTGAGTCCCGTCTTTTTCATTAGTGAGTACCAGTAACTCGCCGTTTACTTGTAATAGCGCTTTTTCTAAATTCATTATTTATTCCCCTTCGCTTAAGTATTCGTTATTGATCCAGTATTTCGAGCGCTCGCCACGTTCTACATATTCGGGCAGTAATTCAACATAAGAGCGCGAATCGTCTTCGATATGTTCTGCTAGCAGATAGCACTCGAAGCTTGCGTGACCGTCATCGTATTCGTATAGCATGTGATTCCCCTTGGGTGATGCCCCTATTGCTAGGGGCGCTAGTTATTAGACATTCGCAATTAGTCGCGCGATTACCGCATCGGCATAGTTGCCGTATTCTTCATTAAATCCATTATGGAGGTTACGGGCATCGATAACGCATGATCCGATGACCTTCTCGATATCATCATCCTTGGTTATCGCTAGTATTAATTTCGCACAATTGCTTGGTAATACTTGCGCCTCGTAAAAGTTAATCAATAGGTTTCCGGTAGTTGTCATAGGTTTACTCAGTTGCATAGTGATCCCCTTGGTTATGCGCCCCTAAGGGCGCGTGATTGGTTATAGGTATTTTGTTAATTCGATTTTTATTTCCTTCTCTGCCCTAGCGCTTGATGCGCTTCGCAGCATCCCTTGCAGATATCGTATCGCGTAATCTGTCTGCCCTAATGCGTTGGCTTGTGCTGCTATTTGGAAGTGCCTAGTGTGTTGCTTCATCATGTGTTGCCCCTTGATATGTGATTGCTTGGTTGTTGTGTAATACAATGCAGAAGGCGTGCCAACTTTTGAAAGTCCAATGATTACGGGGCGTGCAGCCAATGCACTGTGTATGCATACAGTGTTGAGAGTGTTACTGTGTTACCGCAAAGTGTTACCGTGTTACCGTGAATGTGTTACCGGTAACAGTCAAAGAATCGTGTGTATAGGGATGCTATTTTGGCTTGGCTATTGGCTGCTTCCCCTCCCTTCACTCTCGCCGCATGAGATTGCTCGCGTCTATCATCGCGCGTGTGTGCGTGTGTGCGCGCGTATGAGTGTGCGTGTGTGCGCAGGGCATCCGAAGCCCAAAAACCGAGGTGGGTTTCCGCTTATGACCGGGGGTGCGCGGGCGCGCGGACTGTTTACTGTAGTTGCCCCCCAAATTTGCAGCAGGTCAAATTAAAAAAAAGAAGCAAAAAACATCCCCCTCTAACCCGCATGAATACAAGTGTTGGTCAAATTTGCCAATTAGTGGTTTAATACGCCAAATATTAATTCCCAAAGAGCTTCTATGTTGTGGCTGAAGACAATGTACCAGTAAAGAGAAAGCGCGGTCGTCCCCGTAAGTCGGAGATAGAAAAGCCGAAGAACCGTCCCATTGGTAGACCCAAGGGCGACCACTCGGCTATGGCAGAGATGAAGCAGCGATTCCTCGCGAGAAGGGATACGAACGCTGTGATAGAGTCTATCTTCCGAGCTGCACAGGATGACGACCATAAGAACCAATCTGCTGCGTGGAAGCTTATCGTAGATCGCATCCTGCCTATTAGCTCGTTTGATAAAGACAAGCTAGGCGGTAAGCCTACGGTCAATATAACCATCTCAGGGGTTACGGATACGATCGTAGAACCCGAAGTGATAGAAGGAGAGTTCCATGAGGATTGAAGAACTGCTCATCAAGCATGAGGCGATGAGACTCAAGCCCTACGAATGCACGGCAGGCGATTTAACGATTGGAGTCGGGCGTAACCTTGACTCCATGGGTCTATCAGAAGATGAGGTATACTACCTACTACAAAACGACATCCGAAGATGCGAGAAGGAGCTGTTAAAAGCCTTTGATTGGTTCGCCTACCTAGACACCGTCAGACAAGACGCTATGATGGATATGTGCTTCAACCTTGGCATAAGCCGTCTTCGCGGATTTGAAAAGGCTTTGGATGCAATGGAAGAAGGTGATTACGAGGAAGCAGCAGTAGAGTTCCTAGACTCTAATTGGGCAGACCAAGTGGGTCAACGAGCTATAACCATTACTAATATGATACGAACCGGAGAATACGATGCCTAATGTAAACGGAAAGAAATACCCTTACACCCCTGCGGGAATGGCAGCAGCAAAGAAAGCCAAGGCTGTTAAGAAGAAAGCCCCACCCAAGAGGAAGTAGCATGGGTCTCTACAGCAATATAAACGCGAAGAAGAAGCGGATTGCAGCAGGTAGCGGCGAGACCATGAGAAAGGTCGGCAGTAAAGGCGCGCCTACAGCCAAAGCATTTAAACAAGCTAAGAAGACCGCGAAGAAGAAATGAACCTAGATATAAGTCTCCTTGAGTGGCAGAAAGAAGTTTGGAACGACCCTACGCGTTTCAAAGTAGTTGCTGCGGGTCGCAGGACGGGCAAGTCTCGTCTTGCGGCTTACCTTTTGATAGTCAATGCACTTAAGTCAGACAAGGGTCAGGTGTTCTATGTAGCCCCCACTCAGGGTCAAGCACGGGATATTATGTGGAATCTCCTCTTGGAGATAGGTCAACCCGTGATAGAGAACTCGCATGTCAACAACATGCAGGTAAGACTTATCAATGGCACAACTATCAGCTTGAAGGGCGCTGATAGACCTGAGACAATGCGCGGCGTAAGTCTCAAGTTTCTTGTCTTGGATGAATACGCGGACATGAAGCCCGATGTATGGGAGCTAATACTACGACCTGCGTTGACAGACTTGAAAGGCGATGCCTTATTTATCGGGACACCAATGGGTAGAAATCATTTCTATGAACTCTACAAGCAAGCCAGTTTAGGCGAAGACCCCACCTATAAAGCATGGCACTACACAAGCTACGACAATGACTTACTAGACAAAGAAGAGATCGATGCAGCCAAGAAATCCATGTCTTCCTTCGCGTTTCGTCAAGAGTTCATGGCGTCTTTTGAAGCGCGCGGCTCTGAGATGTTTAAAGAAGAGTGGGTTAGGTTCGATGACGAAGAGCCTGATACTGGGGATTACTACGTTGCTATTGACCTCGCGGGCTTTGAAGAGGTAGGAAAAGCCAAATCTAAAAACAAAAAGCTTGACAATACAGCTATCGCCGTGGTAAAAGTGGGCGAATATGGATGGTGGGTCAAGGACATTATCTGCGGTAGGTGGGAATTAAACGCCACTGCGGAGAAGATATTCCAGATAGTTAGAGACTATCAGCCCATATCAGTCGGCATTGAGAAAGGAATTGCCCGACAGGCTGTGATGTCGCCACTGACTGACCTGATGAAAAAGTACCAGAACTTCTTTCGCGTTGAGGAACTTACTCACGGGAACAAAAAGAAAACTGACAGGGTAATGTGGGCGTTACAGGGTAGATTCGAGAACGGAATCTGCAACCTCAACAAAGGTGAGTGGAACATCCAATTCATGGATGAAATCTTCCAATTCCCTGACGCCCTAACCCACGATGACATGGTAGACGCTTTAGCCTATATAGACCAACTGGCTAAGGTGTCTTACTCATACGACTTTGAAATAGATGAGTTTGACGTAATTGACTCAGTAGCGGGATATTAAGATGCTCGAATCCAACGAAGATCAGTTTGGCATAGAAGAGACTCTTGAGTCATGGGTAATGGAGAAGTGCCGCGATTGGCGTGACCATTACGAGACTAACTACGAACAAAAGTTTGATGAATACTACCGTCTGTGGCGTGGCATCTACTCTAGCGAAGACCGTAACCGCGACTCCGAACGATCACAGATCATATCCCCTGCCCTGCAACAAG